GGTTTGAGTCAATCCATTTACCTATGCCTTTCGGACAGAACCTTTTTTAAAAAAATTTTTGCAATACACAAATTGTTTTGTGATACCGATAAAACCTCATAGAATCAATTTTAAGGGCATTAAAAATAGTTTAGAATGGTAAAGTAGCCAACAAATAAAAAAACCTCTATAAATTGATTTTATGAATGATTTTAAGTAATGTCTTATGTCCTAAGACGTTTTTTACTGTCGCTTAACACAATTGGGGACACTTACAATATTGATTTTATTGACTCAAATTGATATTGTCCTGAATGTCATAGGTGTCCTATTGAAAAATACCGCTCGGGCTTTTTAGTGGTAGGTATTTTTATTTTATAATTTTTTTTATTATTTACCCCGTTTCTATATATGGCTATATTTATTTATTAAGACAACCCCTTTTATTTCACTACATATATATATATTATTTTATATAAAAATATTATTATTATAAGGCATTTTCGGGGTTTTTCAAAAAAAAATCGGTGTCTCAAGGATTTTTTACAATTTAAGACGGTCTCAAAAACTATTGATTTTATTGGTTAAAATCGTCTTATAAATGGCTTAAAAACGTCTCAAAACACGGTCAAATTCTATGACTTTTAAAGTCTTATCGGGCTTTTAAATTTGTTGATTGACTATGTGATACGATATATTAATCTGTAAAAGTTCTCTAAGTTTCGTTGGATTATCCTTACCTAGTCCATCCTGAACGGTCTCCCAGGATGGATATTTTTTGGTTGAAAAAATTGAACAATCTATAAAATAACATTATGGAATTCAAGCTAGGAATAAAAGACCTTATACATTATGGTAGTTTTATTGTATCTTTATCGGTTGCGTATTATACTCACGAGATACGAATCGTAAAAATGGAAACAAAAAATGAGCAATTTACAAAAGATTTTGAAAAGCTGGAAAAGAAAATAGATAAGATTGAAAGCATATTAATAGACATATCGGACGTGATACGAGGAAAGCATGGAAAAACAAATTAAATTCGATTTACAGGGATACTATAAACCTACTCCGGCGAATTTTAGAAAACTTGGAGACGCACTTTTGGGAGCCTCTCAATTTTTGACCGGATACGCCGTAATTATGGACGAAAAAATCCTAGCTCTAATTTGTATCGGTATTGGTACTCTCGGAAAATTTCTGAGTAATTTTTTTACCGAAGAAAATACCCCTGAAAATAAAGGATATAATTAAAGTAAAAAAATATCTAAAAAAATACTTGACATAAATAAAACCCCAAAAATATCCTCAAAAACAAAAAAAGAGGATACCAATGAACTACGAAGATTTTATCCGACAAAAACAAAAAACTATTAAAGAGCATGGATTTGAAATAGATAGTAATTTATTAAATAATAAATTATTTGACTTTCAAAAATATATCGTTCGGAAAGCACTTAAGAAAGGCAGGTATGCTATTTTTGCAGATTGCGGACTCGGGAAAACTGCTATGCAATTGGAATGGGCATTCAATGTTGTATTGCATACGAATAAACCTGTATTAATTTTATGCCCTTTAGCTGTTGCTGGTCAGACAATTCAGGAGGGAGAAAAATTTAATATATCAGTAAGGAAATATACTAATCAAACTGAGATTGGAATATACATAACCAATTACGAACAATTAGATAATATAGAATGTAGTATATTTTCAGGTGTAGTTTTAGATGAATCGAGTATATTAAAAAATTTTACAGGTGTATATAAGAATCTTATAATAAATAAATTTAAGAATACAAACTACAAACTTGCCTGCACCGCTACACCTTCACCGAACGACCTAAATGAAATTGGAAATCACTCTGAATTTTTGGACGTTATGGATGCAAACGATATGCGTATGAGATGGTTTGTAAGAGATGAAGGAATGAACAACTATCGACTAAAAGGTCATGCAAATAATGATTTCTATGGCTGGATTGCTTCATGGGCTAGTGTATTACGTAAACCTTTAGATATTGGTTTTAATTCAATAGGTTATGATTTACCGAATTTGAATTATTTTGAAAAAACCATAACTACAGAAACAAAAGATAACGGCAAATTATTTAATGACACTTCAGTAAATGCAACTGAATTTAATAAGGAATTGCGTCTTACAATTATTCCGAGACTTGAATCTGTAGCTGAAATAGTAAATAATTCTAATGAAAATTTTATTATTTGGGTCAATCAAAACGAAGAGGAGGAAATGCTTTTAAAATTGATACCCGATTCAATAGCTGTGAGAGGGAGCGAAAAAACGGAAATTAAAGAGAAAAAACTATTAGGATTTTCAAACAATGAATTTCGGGTATTAATAACAAAAAAGAAAATTGCTCAATTCGGTCTTAATTTTCAGAATTGCAGAAATCAAATTTTTGCAGCACTCGATTTTAGTTTTGAAGGATTATACCAGGCAATTAGACGGTCATACAGATTCGGCCAAAAACAGGAAGTAAATATATATATAATAACAACCGACACTATGACTAACGTATTGGAAAGCATAAATAAGAAACAAAGGGAATTTAATAAAATGATGGAAGAAATAACAAAACAGGTAAATGCAAAGGAATTTAGTCTGAAATCTGATTATATAAAAAAAGAAAAAAAATCTAATGACTATCAGATTTTCAATGGTGACTCTTGTGAGATTATAAAAGAAATACCCGATAATTTTATAGACTTATCGGTATTCAGTCCGCCGTTTTCTACTCTTTTTACTTACTCCGATAATATTAGAGATATGGGAAACTGTATTTCGGATGAAGAGTTTTTTACTCAAAATTCTTATTTATTGAAAGAGCTATATAGAATTATAAAACCGGGTAGATTGGTTTGTGTTCATACCAAAGACTTGGCGAGATACAAAAACTCAAGTGGATATTCTGGAATGTATGATTTTACGGGCGAGTATCACAGAGCTATGGAAAAAGCGGGATTTAAATATCATAGTAAGATTACAATCTGGATTGACCCTGTTTTAGAAATGCAAAGAACAAAAACTCAAAGATTGTTATACAAGCAGGTAACAAGCGACTCGTCTTACACCGGAATTGGAATGCCTGAGTATATAACAATTTTTAGAAAATGGGAAGGAAATGAGGATGAATGGGAACCAATAACCAATAAAACAAAACAGAATTTTGATTTGAATACCTGGCAGGAATGGGCTAGTCCTGTATGGATGAACATTAAACGAACGAACGTATTAAATAATTTTCGTGGAGCAAAAGAGGAAAAAGACGAAAAACATATTGCACCTCTACAATTAGATATAATTGAAAGATGTATTGCATTATGGTCGAATAAGGGAGAGAAGATATTCACTCCTTTCATGGGAATTGGAAGCGAAATTTATCAAGCTATAAAAATGAAAAGGAAAGGAATAGGTATTGAATTGAAGGAATCTTATTTTGATTTAGCTGTTAAAAATATTGAATCTGTATCAAGGGAACAGGTTTTATTTTAATTAACTAAACTGTGATACTGCAATACCATGGTATCGGTGAATCTATAAAAGACTTTTGGTTTTGAAAAACTTCTCAAAACTAATGTCTAGGAATTTAAAGATAAAAAAAACTTAGACATTAGTTTAGACATTTATTTTAATCAAACTTAATATTCTGTTTACTATTTTTATAAATCTCTTCTAGTTCGCTGTCATACTGATTTACTGCAAGTTCGGTAAGATACACTATAATAACAATTGGAAGTATACTCATCATTAATGCCTGAGTAAATCCGAGATAAGCTCCCCAATCGTCCAGGTAGGTTTTACAAGCACCGGCACAGGTGAGATACGTTGTTGTGTTAGCTGTCAGTGATACAAGAAAAGCTAATAGCACGCTCGACCACATTAAACCATATACTCGCATTAAGTGAAATACAACAATAGCTGAGTCTAATGCAATTGAGATACCCAGAGCGTAAATTGTTAGTGTCCATTCTGAGCCGATTAAATCTATCCTAGTATTTGCTATATAATATTTTAGTGCTGAGTAGTTCGAAATAACTCCGACCGTACCAAAAAATATAGCTAAACTTAATTTAAGTCTTTTTGTTCTAAAGAATTCAAAGAATCTTGATTTCATTTTTATTTGTTCTCCCAAGTTTTATGTCGTATAAGTCTAAAATAAATTTAGCAAAAAAATTTTAGACGTAAATAAAAATTAAAAAACCCTGTTTTTATTGGATTTTTTGCGTATCCACTAAACATATAAATAGGTAAAAACGTCTAAAAACGTCTAAAAATCACTGTAGAATTATCTAAAAAAAATCCTAAAAAATATCTAAAAAAATAAAAAAATAGTAGACAAAAACTTAAATATAAACGATAGTAAATACAGGACATAGGAGAACGACATGAGAGTAACCGACAAAATCAGAATGAAACTCAAATCAGAAATAAGAAAATCCTACAAATCTCTGGGAAATGCTTATAGACAAAAAAATTCCAAGTTGATTGAATCCCTAGAAAACAATATAAACTCTATGGAATATGCCCTTGAATTTGGAATATGGATTAAATAGGATAGGAGAACGACATGAACAACAAATTAGAACTAAAAAACAAAATTGGTGAATACGTGAAAACTGGATTGAAATTAATTGCAGTGGGTAATAAATACGCTTACTATTACTCAATTTGGGACAATGGCAAAGGATTTCACTGCGGGTATTGCAGGCAAAACCTGCATGATGATTTTATGGGATTAGAGTTTATTCCAAAATCTCAGGTTAGAGCAAAATGAACGACCATGACTATTTTTTAAAAATCAAAACAGAATATAAACTCAGGCAGGAAAACCTCTCTCCACGAGAGAGGCAGGAATGTCTCTGGGTATTGGAAGAAATTGATAATTTTTACAAAAAAGAGGAAAACAATGAGGTACGTATACAGAACTAAAAACCAAAACTATTTAATCCCCGATAGGGGATTTACCAGGTTTATCGACCAAAACGGAAAACATATCCGTTGGGTTGACGACCAGGAAACCGAATATCTTACTCGGGTTTTAGACTGCATTGACGATACCGAAGCTCCGAAACCTATAGATTTTCCTAAAATTAAATGGGATTGACAAAAAAAATGCCTATCTTAAAACTTGTCATTGCGGGATGCCCATACATCCCGTTTAATTTTATGGGAGATTAATTTTGGAACAATTAAGAGACATAAACCCGATACCCCGATTTCTCACTCAGAGAGATAATATAAATCCATTTACAAACAAACCTGACCCCGACAATCAATGCATGGTAGCCAATTTTACTATGCTCACAAATTGGTTAGGCGACAGATTGCAAATTCCAGAACTACAAAAATATACCGAATTTGAACATCTTAAACTTGTCGGTAAATCTGAAAAAGAAGTAGAATCCCGACGATATATATCAATAAATCATGCAATTGTAATAAACGATATATTGCAAAAACTTAAATTAAAGCAAAAACTTGTAAACGGTCAATTTAATTGGATGCAAGTCAAAAACCTATGCAAGGAAAAACGCTCTCCGGTCGAAGTCGGTTCCATGATCACCAAACATGGACATATTATTTTGTATATCGGAAATAATGAATGGCATGATCCATACGGGAAATGTTCAGAGAGTACTCTGTCATACTTTGGAGATGGATTTTCAAGAAATGGAGAACGAATAATTTATTCAGAAAAATTTATTACAGAAAGAATTTTTCGAGAATCCGACAAAACGGGAAAAACTTTAAAAATAAATACTTCCCGACTTTGTTGGTATTTTACCGGATTATAAATATAATCAATAAAACAAATAGGAGAACAAAATGAAGTTCAAAAAAACAAACACATTAACGGAGTATGAGGTATCCAAAAAACTGTCATACATTAAACATGGAAATATTTGGTTTTCTAATGAAGATGGAATTATTTTCCAGGTAACCGATAACAAAGAAATTGAAAAATTAAATAAGGAGGAAACTAGATATGGATACTCAGTATGAAACAAAAATTGTGACACGTGTTTCTAGGGTTCAAAAAAATACTCTCGATGCTCATTGTAAAAAAAAGAATATATCAATTAGTCAATATATTCGGTCTCTTATAGACGCAGCTCATCCCACAAAAAAAGCGAAAAAATAAAAAAACTTAGGGATAGAAATATCCCTATTTTAGTAAGGATAATTATAATGTCATTAATTAAGGAAACTTACCTGCAACTTCATAAAGAATATTTAAATAAAAATATTAATTTAAAAAGTTCTGAATTTTTGTTCGATAAGCTAGTAAAAGTTATGTCATACATTGAATACAATAGTTTGAACGATAATTTTTTTGATTACATAGATAAACTGGAGGATGAACTTGGAAGAGAATAGACCATTGTATTATGGAGGAGAGGACAATCCTCACGAACCGATTAAAATTATAGAATATTACGATTTGAATTTTAATATGGGAAATGTCGTGAAATATATCCTTAGAGCAGGATTGAAAACTCCCGATAAAATCGAAGATTTAAAAAAAGCTATTTGGTATCTCGGAAGAGAGATAGATAACTTGGAGAAACTTGAGGATGAATAATAAATTAAAAAAGGAAACCGATATATTTTTAAATCATATTAAAGATTATTATTTATACGATCATGGAATAGAATATGAATATAAAAATATTGAAGAAAATTTTATTACAATAATCTTTAAAGATACAGCGAGTGACGATAATTTATACGAGATAAGTTTTTATTTTGAAGATGAACATTTTTGTTATACAGATTATGGAGACAGAAGTATTCCTTTAGATGTCGATGATTATGATAGTATTATAAATTTTTTTATAGAGTTATTAAGTAAGCATAAAATAGATGATGAGTTATTGGAAAATGAATAACACAGTGCAGTTAATCGGAACGTATGGCGACGATGAAACAATTGCTTGTTCGGCATGGACAAGCACGTCTAGAGAATTGTCGGAAGAGAAACGAAAAAGAATTCCAGAATTAATAAATAAACTTTGGAAAGATGGGCATGAGACACCATTCGAAAAAGGCGTAGTACATTTTTTGGTTAATTGCGATATTGCTAGTCACATTCATTTGTTGAAACATAGGGTTAGTAGTTTGAATGCTGAAAGTGCAAGATACAAAGAATTAAAAGAGGATAAGTTCTATTTGCCAGGAGATTGGATAGGAATAGAAGTTAATGAAAAACATTATAATTTTAATTATATAAATAATCAAGCAGAGGCAAACGATTATGATTATTTATGGCGGAAGGCATTGTATGAGTTTAGTGTTATAGGAAACGAATTATATCACAGATGCTTGGAAGATCTAACTCCAATACTAGGACGCAAGAGAGCAAAAGAGTCTGCGAGGTATTTCAAGACGTATAACAGTCAAATCCAATCCGATGTTAGTTTTAACATGAGAAGCTTTGCAAACTTTTTAAAGCTGCGATATTCGGAGCATGCTCAAAAAGAGATTAATGAAATTGCCAAAAAAATGCTAGACCTCGTAAGACTTACAGGCAAATTCAATCACACCTTAGAGGCGTGGGGATATGGTAAGACGATAGACAATGGAGACATGGAATGACTAATCAAGAATTAATAAACAAACTTAAAGAATTACCCGAAGGAAAAGAAGTTGTGTTTTTTGCGAACCGAGATATTTATTTTGATGATTATAAATGGAATGAATGTTTTATCAAAGATATTAAAGAAACTTTATATATTGAATGGAATGAACAAATATTTTTTTCCGAAGATGATTTAAGAGAACATATAATGGATGTAGATTATGAAATCGTTGGTGATATTGTTGGATACGACAAAAAGGAAGTTATTTTAATAACACTGGATATATCATAAATATGGATATATTTCAAAAACAAATTGAAAAACTTAAATGGAATGACTGGACTGCATTCGAAGAAATAGAAAATGATAGACAGTATATATATAGTTCATTCAAAGTAAATACATTTAATAAGAGCCTATTAATTGTTATTACTATTTTTTGTAAAAAAGAATATAAATCTCAAAGTATAAGAATTGAAAAAGAGATATATACATTAGAACATGTCGAAAAAATAATAAAAAGATATAAAAAATTTATAGGATTACTCAATGAACCAAAAATACTTTGATATTTGCAATACAACCGTTTTCAATCTTATGGGAGCCGATGACCAGGGAGACGTAAATACTGCCAACAAAGCATTGTCAAAATTGCTTGTCGAGAATACAGATTTAAAAATGTTTCTCTACTCGACCGGAAAAATTTTGGAATATGAAGCATGGATTAAGAAATTTAAAAAAAAATATAATGGCATAGATAAATTGATAGAAAAAAATTTAGAATTGGAGGAAGCATGAAAGAAAATAATGTAATTACTACGACATATCAAAAACCTGAAAAAAGATGGATTGTAGCGAAATTAAAAAATAATACATTCGATATAAATGAAAGAACATTACATGATAATTATGATAGTGCAATCAAGGAAGCCCATAGTATTGTATCCGGACATAACGGAGATTTCCATGTTTTGGTTTTTGAATCTGTATATTACACCGGGAAAAAATCTATTAATTTTTACGGAATGGAATTTGAAAGAAATGATAATGGAGATATGGTATGAGTTTTAAAGAAACTATTATTTTTGCAATACTAGCAAGTTTTACGATTCTTATGGCAGTGATTACAATTAAGAATCTGAACAGAAAATCAAGCAATCAAAGAACGATTGAATATGTAGACCCGAAATATGATAAGAAATATCCTAAAAATTTTTAGTATTTTATTAATAAGCTTTTGCACTACGGTTCAAACTAAGGTATCAAAACCTCCCGAAGTGGAAAAAATAATATCCGAAGTTGAAAATATGAATATTTCCGAGGATGAAAAGAAAAAAATAATTGCATCATTTAAAGAACTTGGAGATTATAGCAGGGAAGTATTTGATAAAAATATAAGTCTAGAAAATGATATAAATATATTAAAAAATAATAATATAAATCTAGAAAAGAAATTGCAATACTGGAATTTGATTGTAATGATTTTTTGGATATTGCTTATTATAGGTTTATTAATTCTTATCGGTTCAATAGCATGGAAATTTAGAAAAATTTTGGGATTTCCTCTATGAAATATTTAAAATATATATTTATTATAACAATGCTTATCTATTTATCGGATTACAATTTTATAACCTGTAGGAATTTAAAAAAAATTATAAGGACATGCAATGAAAACTAAAAAAAAATCAGTTCAGGATGGATACAAGAATATCAAGATTGCACCGGATATTCATGAAGAAGTAAAAAAATACTGTGATAGAAACGGTATGAATATTTACAATTTTGTTGAACGTTCGATTATAGATTATTTAAAAAAACTTAATAAATGAATAAGACAATCTTTGAGATTGCAAGGGAGAAGATTTCCTCTATTACTATAGAAATGTTTTTTCCAGGTGGAAAATGGAGAAATAAAGAATACTGGATCACGTCTCCCTTACGAAATGATTCCCGTCCGAATTCATTCCACATTTCTATTGATGGAATGTTTTATGACCATGCAACGGGACAGGGAGGAGATTTTATTGAGCTTGTATCTCAGGCAAAAAATATTTCTCTAAAAGATTCCGCTGAACTAATAGCAGGTCAAAAAGCTGAAATACAAAAACCTAAAGAGGAAAAAAAAACTGAAAAATCGAAACCACAAATTCCAATTCCATCAAATGTATTAAATTCTATTAAGAATCATGTAAATACGGATTTTTATAAAAATCAATATGGAATTGCTACCCAGTTTTACAGTTATTCTAGACAGGGAAAAACTGAATTTGTTGTAGTACGGTTTGAAAAAGAAAACTTTAAGCAGGTTTTACCATTTTATTATTCTCAAAAAAATAAATGGGAATCTGGAAGACCGTATTCCAATAATTTTCCTATTTTCGGTCTGGATGAAATCGAAAAAAATCCAGATTTACCCGTCTTGATTGTAGAGGGGGAGAAGTGTGCTTGTGTTACAGTTCCGGGATATATCACAGTTTCATGGGTAGGAGGAACCAATTCATATGATAAAACAGACTGGACACCACTAAAAAATAGAAACGTGATACTTTGGGCTGACCGTGATACTAAAGATAATTTAGAAAATCACCAACAACCTGGAATGAAAGCTATGCTTGGAATTAAGGGAATTTTAGGACACGGAAAAATACTAAACGTCTATAAATTGCCTGAAAAAAAAGACGGTTGGGACATAGCAGATGCAGAAAAAGAAAAATTAAATTTAATTGAAATCATAAATAAAACTCCCGAATTTAAAAGCGAAAAAACTGAAATACAGAAAAAAAGAATTGAGGAAAACTTTTTTAGATTTCTCGGATATTCGGACGATGCTCATTTTTTCCTTTTAACCAAAGAAAGAATTGTGATACAAATACCACGCTCCCAATTTACTTCATCAAAAATTTTACAATTAGCACCGCTTACGTTTTGGTCAATGTATAATTTTCTTACTCCTCATGGAAATATAAAAGTCACTCAAGCTCAGGATTGGATACAAACAGAATCTCAAAAGATGGGAAGATTTGATTCTTTGAAAATAAGAGGAACTGGAGTCTGGAGAGATGGTGATACGTTTGTATTAAACAATGGAAATGAACTTGTTTTTCCCAATGGAAAAAAAGTAGAATATAAGGATTTTAATAGTAAGTATTTTTATGTATCAAGTAGTATTCAATTTGACGATTTGGGAGAATCTGAATCTACCAATTTAGATGGAATAGGACTGAGGGTATATTTCGAATCACAAAAATGGGTATCGAAAAAAGCGGGACTAGCTGCACTAGGATGGTCGTTAATTGCACCTATGGCAGGAGCTTTACCTTGGAGACCTCATATATGGATAGAGGGAAAAAAAGGAACTGGTAAGTCATACGTTTTAGAAAATCTAATTGAAAGAATGTTAGGAAGTTTTGTTTTTAAGGGTTCAGGAGGATCAACTGAATCGGCTGTAAGACGGTCAGTTCGTAACACGGCACAACCTATCATATTAGACGAAATGAAAATTACAGTCAAAAATGATGAAAATAAAATCTATGAAAAGTTAAACCTCGCCCGTGATGCAAGTAGTGACATATCTGCAATACGGGCAGTGACTGCCAGAGATGGAGGAGTTGATTTATTTGTTGTTCGTTCAATGTTTTGTTTTTCATCGGATCAACCACCACAAATTGACCACGCAATTGATTCCAGGATTATTCGAGCTGAATTAAAATCGGTACCAATTGAAGAATTGGCAGAGTTTACCAAAGAAAAAAAACGAAATTCTAAGACTTGGATAAATTCCCTAAGAAATCCAGAAAAATATAGAAAAAGAATGTTTAGTAGAATCGAAAAAATAATTAGCGATATTAGATTTCTATCCGATTATTTACTTAATATTACAGGGAACCAAAGGGAATCTGATAATTGGAGCCCTATAATAGCTGCGATATGGCATTTAGAGAATGATATCGATTTACAGAATTCGGATGAAGGGAAATTGTATCTCAGTGAATGGAAAAAATACCTATCCGAAGAAAAAGAGAATTTGAGCCCGGATGAAGATTCTGCAATTGAAACGATACTCGGATCATCCATTCAAACCGAAATTGGTAAACGTCTTACAGTATCCGAGATACTTACAGGATATACTCACGATTCTTTGGAGAGGAGAGAACTGGAAAGGAATGGAATAAAATTAATTGAAAAGGAAAATATTCTAATTATTGCAAAGAAATCGCCGATGATTCAAAAAATGCTAGTTGGAACGACATACGAAAAAAATTATGATGCTCAATTAAAAAGGAATGATTATTGCATAACACAAAAAAACTACAGTCAACGTAGGATTGCAGGTCACAAGCAGTATGTAAGACTATTCGACTGGGAAAAATTCAGAAAGAAATATATAGACGAGGATTGAAAATGATAAAATTTGATTTTAATTGGAATAATAAATTATATAATAATATATATACCACGATAAGAAAAAAACCATATGTAATTGGTGAGATACATTTAATATCTATACTATATAATAATGAATATTGTATTCATAGCAATGCAAAAGTTATAGATTGCTTTCCAATTAGACTTGGTATTTTAAGTAAAAATATATTAATGCTAGATACTGGAATGGAATATGATGATGCTATTGATTTATTAAAAAAATATAAAATTAAAATTGACGAGGTATGCTACTTGATAACATTACAAAAACACGATTCATTTTATGAAGTAATAATAAGATATAACAATGAAACTGGAAAAAATCTATATTCAATTGCAAAAATTGACGATGAAGAAAATTGGATTGCCAGTTTTACAAAACTTGAAAATGCTTTAAGTTTTATACATGATAAAAATTACATAATAAAAAAATTTAGAAATGAGGTGAGTCAATGATACTAACAGGAAGCGAAATAAAAAAAAGATTGGGAACCGATATAATTATTTCACATTTTGACGATAAAAGATTAAATCCGAATTCTTACAATTTAAGACTTGGAAGTAAATTAAAAATATATGATACTGCTTTATTGGATGCAAAAATCCATAATGAAGTTTATGAAATTGAGATACCGAAAAATGGTTATACATTAGACCCGAATGAATTGTATCTCGCCTCTACCTTAGAGCATACGGAAACTTACAATCTAGTTCCAAAAATTGACGGTCGTTCTTCGATAGGTAGATTGGGATTGTCTATTCATATCACTGCGGGATTTGGAGATATAGGATTTAAGGGAAAATGGACACTGGAAATGTATTGCATAAAACCTATAAGGATTTATCCTTTTATGGAAATCTGTCAAATATCTTATTATTTACCTTTTGGAGAAATTACAAATTATAATGGCAGGTATCAAAATCAGAAAGAAATACAGGAATCAAAATATTACATAGGAGAACAAAAAAATGAAAACTAAAAAATATTATAGATACGAATCTTCGTATTTAAGAATCCAAGAGGAAAATGGAATGAGTCATATTTATGCAAATTGCATTCAGAGACCATGTTCATACGAAGATGCACTCGAAAGAGCTAAAAGGGATAAGAAGCTAATTAATATTATAGATGGATTACGAAAATGAGATACGATGATGAACAGGATATTGATTATAGTGATTATATAGAAATTGAACATTATGAACCAACCGAAGAGGAGTTGGATGAAATGGAACAAGAAAAAACAGAACGATACTGGGAACGTCATGGATAAGCCAGATTATTTAATTGAATTCGATAGTATAATTTCTGAATGTCGTAAGCTTTACAAAGGAAGTGAATCCGATATTGGATCATGGATATACCGACAAAAAAGAGATAATGATACAACCGATTTAAATCGAGTTGCTAAAGATTGCCTATGGAGAATACAAAAAGGAATCAGTATTAAAAGGAGTGATACATGATCATAAGACCGAGTCCTATTAAATTTGGATTAGAAGGACAAAAGGAAATTGTCGAGTCTAATTTAATTGAAATACAAAATCTATTTGAACAAAAACTTATATCAGAGACTGTATATAAGAAAATGATGCAAGTCGTTTTGAATAATAACAAAAATCTACAATGAACGAAAAAGAATTACTTGTCTATGCTAGACTTGAAGCTACCCGATTGGGTGGACGACTTTGGAGAAATCAGTCGGGAATGAGTTGGCAGGGACAAGTAATTTCTAAAAGCGAAAATGTATTGCATTTAAAAAATCCTAGAGTTTTACGTTCCGGGTTAGTTATTGGAGCTTCCGATTTAATTGGATTTATGCCAATCTGTATAACAGAGGAATATATCGGTAAGACACTGGCAATTTTTTGGGCGAATGAAATCAAAACAAAAAACGATATACTGAGCAAAGAACAGGAAAACTTTTTAAAATTTATTTCCAGTATGGGAGGAATGGCATGGGAGACGAAAGAAACCGAAAAGGGAATAATAGTAAGAAAATATTGATAGCGTGTGAAGAATCACAAACCGTATGTAAAGCATTTCGAGAGAGAGGGCATGAGGCGTATTCTTGTGATATACAAGATTGTAGCGGAGGTCATCCCGAATGGCATATTAAGGATGATGCAATTAAGACATTGTATTCCAATAAATGGGATTTGGTTATAGCCCATCCACCATGCACATATTTGAGTTTTGCTGGAAATGGTTGGTTTAATATAGATAAATATGGAGAAAAGGCAAAAGAGAGAATTAGGTTGAGAAAAGATGCAGAAGAATTTTTTATGAAATTTTATAATTATTCAGGAAAAATAGCAATCGAAAATCCAAGAGGTTCTATAAATCCAAAAATAAAGCCTACTCAAATAATTCATCCATACTTTTTTGGAGATGAAGAGAAAAAGACAACTTGTTTATGGCTTAAAAATTTACCAAAACTTATACATATCAAAGACGATGATTTATTTAATTTTAAAACACATTCGCAAGAACCTAAACCAAATTACATAGATAGGAGAGGAAAAAAAAGATACTTTACAGATAGCTTTGCAAAAACGCAAGACAGAGTAAAATTAAGATCCAAGACTTTCCCCGGCATAGCCAATGCAATGGCAGAGCAATGGGGAAATTATTAACTAACATGCTAAGACCATATCAAACCGAAATTATAGAAAAAATACGTTCCTGTTTGCAATTAAATAAAAATAGGATTTGTGTAGTACTTCCAACGGGAACAGGTAAAACGGTAATTTTTGCCAGTATTGCAAAATTAGCATCACAAAACAAAAAACACGTTTTGATTCTTACTCATAGACGTGAAATACACCGTCAAACTATGTTAAAATTATATGATATGGGAGTTGTAGCCGGTCAAATTATTTCAAATTCTGTAATGACTCAAAACGAATATATTCAATGTGGCATGATAGGAACTGTAGTAAATAGATTAAATAAAATTAATAAACCCGATTTAATTATCATAGATGAATGTCACCATATACTAGGTAATACATGGCAATCGATTGTAAATTATTTTAGTGATATTCCTAGAATCGGTTTTACTGCTACACCTCAGAGACTCGACGGAAGAGGACTTGGAGAGAATAATTTATTTAATGAAATTATAATAGGTATGCAAATTAAAGATGCAGTAAGACGGGGATTTCTTTCTTACCCTGTAGTATACAAACCTCCCGGAATTCCCGATACATACAAAATTAAAAAAGGTGACTATGATACAAGCGAACAAGAAAAAATCTTATCAGAAAAAAGAATAGTCGGAGATGTCATACAACATTACAAAGAACATTTTGACGGTTTACCTGTAGTCTGTTTTTGTCCTACGGTCGAGCATTCTAAACTTATGGCAAGTCAATTTACCGAACATGGATACAGGTCATACGCCGTTTATGGAAGTATGGACGATAATTTAAGAGATAAGTATATAATGGGACTATCTAATGGTGATACGCAAGTATTGACTTCGTGTGATGTTATTTCTGAAGGTGTGGACGTTCCAATTTTAGCGGGAGCTATATTGTTACGTAAGACACTTTCCTTGAGTCTATATTTACAGCAAATTGGAAGAGCATTAAGACCGTTTCCCGGAAAACAAAAAACTATCATACTGGATCATGCTGGAAATTCTCTTATTCATGGTCATGTTTTACAGGATAGAAATTGGACACTTGAAACACAAAAAAGAGAAAACAAAAAAAATTCTCCAAATATTACTGAATGTCCTAAATGTTATTCGGTACTCGAAGGAAAACCGAGTAAATGTCTAAACTGTGAATATGATTTTAATAAATCTGAAATCAACAAAAAGCAAGTTGAAATAAAAACTATCGAGGGAAAACTATTAGCAGATTTTCCGGAACTAGACTCTGATTTATTTCAGGTTGCACTCAGGGCATTGTCTAGTGATACGAAGGAAGTAAAGCAAAAATTACTTTGGTCGACTGCTTACAAATTAGCAAGCAAGCCCGATGGAAAAAAAGAATTGGATAAATTAAGAGAAATATTAGGTTACAAAATTGGATGGACTGAAATTGTATGGCAGAGGGTAAACAGTAAATGAAAAATTTATATAATGATTTATATGAAGTTATGAAAAATAATCATGGTATCGAAAAGTCACAAGAGATAATTGATTCAATAAAATATGTTTTGGACGATTGTAGAGTGGAAAAAACCTTACCTGCAATTAATTATATGAACGATATGTGTGGACATTTTGACAATTTATTTAAGAAAGAAAGAATTAAAAATAAGATATTAATGTTTATTATAATATTAATATTTATATTGAATATATACTTAGCAATAAAATAAAAAGGATAAAAAAATGAAGAAAATTAAAATCAATGAAACAAACGAGATACGAATTGAAAAATCAGAATATAAGGGTCACCAATTCGTAGCAATAAGAAAATGGTATACCAAAGATGGAAATGAATGGTATCCATCCAAAGACGGTATTTCAGTAAAACCTGAAATCTGGAATGAGTTTGTAAGACAGATTAACGAGGTAGTTTTATGAGATTGAAATACATTGAGGATTTCCACAAAGAGAGAGAGAATGCAATTGGTTCATCGGATATTCCTACGATTGCAGGATTAAATGTAAAATACGGTCAAACTCCCTTAAAGTTATATGAAGAAAAAAAAGGACTATCGGAGTCATTCCAGGGAAATGAATCTACGTATTGGGGGCATCGGCATGAACTTAATATTTTACATAAATATATAAAAAATCTTACTACTGAGGAAATTGCCGATAAATGGCTAATTAAAAGATTACAGGGTAAAAATAAATTTAGAGCCGATGGATATGAATTTTATAGCAATACAAAAGCTGAAAAAATAGCTTACGGAAATTTGAAATACATAGCACACGCCGATTTATTAATCAGAAAACCAGATAAAACATATCACATTCAAGAGGCTAAATCTCTAAAATTATACTCATCAAAAAGAGATGAAAATAATGAATATGGATATTCAAATTCTGATTTTACGTTGAACGGAATCCCATTGTCGGTATATTTACAAATTCAATTTCAGGCATATCTTTATAAGGAAGTTTATAAATATGAAAAAATTTCAGTAGGGGTATCATGCTTAATTGATACTTCTGATTATAGGGAATATTATAATGATAATTCGGTCGATGAAGTCACGATTGTAAACATAAAAGAAATTGCATGGAAATTTATAAAATTACTTATAGATGATTTACCTCCTCAGCCATTGACATGGGAAGATGTTCAAAGATTATATCCGAAATTACAGGAAAATTCTTGCGTATTGCAAAAATCTCATTCAATAAAAGATGGAATTACACTGGAAACAATTCTCCAAAGAAGAGAGATTTTAAATAAGCAAATTTCAGAAATGGAAAAAGAATTGGATGATATTAAAAATTCAATCGGTGTTCTTATGGGAGAAAATTCCAGAATTCAAACCCCCGAAGGTGATATACTTGTGACCTGTTCAGAGTCTGAACGTAAAACGGTAAGTCTTAAAAATATTGAAGAAAAAAATCCCGATATTTACAAACAAATAATTGAAAATAATTTAGTAAACGTATCAAAATCAAGAACTTTGTATTTCAAAAAATTAAAATAAAGGATAAAACAATGGAAGAAAAAAAACAATCACTTGAACAAATGGTCATGGAAAAATCGGATAAAATTAAAGCCGTTGCAGTCGAATCTGTAAGACAAAATTTTGACCAATGGACAAAACGGGCAATCTTAGAAGTCACACAAAACAAAGAACTAAGAGAATTTATTTTAGGATCTCAGGATGCAAAAAATCAGTTTTTTGTAAAACTTTCAAAAGCTGCTCAAATCGGTTTACAGATTGGCGGAGTAAGACCACACGTTTATTTTATCAATATGAGCGGTAGTCTTAGAATGGATATTACCAAAGATGGATACGCTCATTCCTGTGTTCACGGACCTCAAGGTGTGTTGAGTCATGTTCCTGAACTTATGAAAGTTTACGAAAAAGATACCTTTTCGATTAATCAATCAAACGGTACCTGTGAGCATTCATTTAATCCTTTTAGTGATAGAGGAAAACTTTTAGGATATTATATGATTTTGAAATACAGAAATGGTAATACAGAGATTCCTCATATCAGTATAGATAAAATTCAAAAAATTAAATCTAATTTTTCTAATGTAAATTCACCGGCATGGAAGAAATCTGAGGATGAAATGTTGGAAAAAATAGCTGTAAAACAATTGTTAAAAAAGCCATTCTCAGAGTCTGAAGGTTTATCTATGCTTATGACAAGCGAAAATGAAATTGAATCCGAACCGATACAAATAGAAAATACGATTCAAAATAGAGCGATAAATAGACTCGAAGATGCGTCAAAGAAAATGGATTTACCAAAGGAATCCGAGATACAAGATGCTGAAATAATCGAAGAACCGAAAGAAAACAATGCTAAAAAAATATTTTAGTAAAATCTATTAGAAATTTCTTTAAAGTTTTTTCTTGCGTCGAGTTCAAAAAATTTATCTATAGTTTTTTTCTCGGCGTATTTCTTTACTGATTTTTCGAAAAAATTTGTAGCTTTGATTTTTATATTATCTCTTGATACATTTTTTATTTTGATTAATTTTTTATTTTTTTGGAATCTCATATAAATTCCAAATTGCCTATTTCCTCCTTTTGGTTTTCCTAAAAAAAATGTTTTAGGCTTTGTTTTGTCATACGAAAAATCACCTAGCTGATTTTGACGATACATTTTTTTAACTATTTTTTTGAAATTGTTAGCTCTGGAAAATAAAGTAGGTATAGTTTTTCTATCTTCTGTAATACCGTCTTCCTGTTTGTATAAATATGGTGATACTGTCACTACTCTGGAAAACATGGATTTCGTATTATTTCCCTGAGCATATCTATCCTGCTTTATTGAATTTATAGTAAACTGAGTTCTTGTTACAAATTTACTTTTTACAGTTTTCTTAATTAGTTTTTCCGAACCCTTAGCTTGAAAATTTAATACATTTTTTACGCTTTCTGCATGTGCTTTTTTATTGACCACCTGCAAAAAACGTAAATATTTTTTATGGTCAAATTTAGCTTGAATCATCTTTTAGTATGATTTTATTTCCTTTGGAGTCTAAATCATATTCTTTGTATTCCGAATTTATATTATCTAATTTATATAAATCAATTTGTAAGTGATACATATATGACCTTTCAGCGTGATTTGTTTCATTTACAATTTCTTCTATTATTATATCTTGTGTATCGGTATTAATTAATTGTATTAGTTTATTCATTTTATTTCCTTTTATGGTATATACGACCTTGCCCAAATATATAAATGAGCCGATACACCTGCACCGTGAGTTGTTGAACCTGTTCTTGGAGTTCCGTTAAGAGTATCATCGGCTGGATTGGTTATGGTAATAAGTGTATCTATAATATTCCTTGATAATAAACCTGATGATGACGCTTTACCTACTAATGATCCTCCGCTATTTATGGAAAAAGAATTATGCCAGTGTCCTTGAAATCTATCTCTAACTCTTAATCCATTTTGATGCCTACCGCTTGAATCGTTAGGAGCAATAAAACCACGTCCTTTAATTTCAAATAATCTAGCAGTAGTTGTAGAACTTGCAATACGGTAATTATAAAATTTTACTGTTTGGTTACCAGAAGTTGGAGTTCCTGTTACCGTAATAACCCTAGTGCTTGTGTTTATGTTAGTTATTGGATATTCAATATTATCTACTGTGATACTTCTATAGTTTGTATAACTACCATGAACTAAAACATCTTCAGCCAAACTTGATAGTATTGCATCCGAACTTGTCGAAGTGGGCATTGTAATATTTGAACCGGAAACACTAGCTGTCCATGAAGTTACTTCTCCACTTGTTCCATCCAAATATTTTAATTTTAATCCTCTGAGATACGGTACTAATAATGGATAATTAGTAGTTGATATATCTAAATTTACATTAATTTTACTTAAATTTATAGCGGGAAAAAAATCATCTGGAGTATTAATAGCAAACCCGGAAGGACTTTTATTTTCTTCCAACCAAAAAAACTCGCCTATATTTTTAGAATATTTTATAGCATTAAATTTTATTAATTTCAATATTTGAGCATTAGTTCCCGCTGATTCGCTTATTGACGCATCTGTTTGTATTGCAATCAATTCATTTTGAACGTCATTCATAAAATCAGCTGTAATTACAGTTCCTTGAGGATTGGAAATTGCATCATAATCTACGAAAGTATTATTTACGTTACCTAGACCATTAATTCTTCTCATATATTTCTACCTACTTGACTTATTCCTGTTTGCCCTATTCCAACCACTCCACTATCTATATTAAATGATATATTAATATAAACAGGTATATGAGTTAATGGAGCATACCTTTTTATTAAATCCTGTAAAATTAAATACTGTGTTACGTTTTCTACACTTCCTAAAACCTTAAAGTAATACACTGGATAGCTTCCATCCTGAGCCGACAAAGGAATCCATGATGGATAATTAGTGGTCTGGATTTGACCCACCATTCCAATACCTACCATAAAAGTAAATGGAAATAAATATTCCTGAATACTTATATTAGGAAAAACTTCCTGTATTTTTTTTTCTATATATTCCCTAGACTGTCCACCGGTTCCAACGTAATTTGCATTTAATATACCCTGTTTTTCTGTAATACTTAAAGCTAAATCGTTTTTAATTCCTAGAGCGTTAAACCATTCATTTTGTAAGTCAATAGTAGTTTTTGTATTTGACTCAGCTATTGTTTGTATTGCAAATTCATAAACTCTATTTATTGATATTCCAATACCTGTAATTATTTTACCAAAATCACCTAATAAATTCCATGGAGATCCTTTTGGAAATAGACTTTTAAGTAAATTTACGACCATGTAAATGTTCCAGGTTTTACGAGTTCATCAACATCTAAGGTAAATGGGAATGTTTTTCCACTTGCAGATAGTGTCAATTGTAAAGATTTTGCACCTGCTAAAATTGCAAGTGAAATACATTCTGCGGGTGATACATTGTCTTTCGGTTCAGGGTCATTTGGATATATTAAAGGTCTACGTGAATATAAATAATCTGATATTTCGTTTTCTATAATTGCACGTAAGGATGGAGTATCTACTTGTAAATTTGAAATACTAATATTTACAGTCACTTCGGTAAATGGTAATACGTTTACACTCGAATTCAATGGACGTAAAGGATATGCTACCAAATAATCTTCAATTTCTTGATTTTTGGAATTATCGGGAATTCTATTTGCAGGATTATTTGTATCAAGTAAGGCATAAATAATAATAATTCCGGGTGAGCTTAGAGCTGGAAACGCTTCGGCAATTCCAGGAACTTCTAATGTCCATATAATATAATCATTTACAGACCCGCCTTGAGGAGGCAATTTTTGACGCTGCGAAATACGATTTCTAAAATTTTCTATTGTTTCTTCATCTCTACCCGATTGCGTGATACTTGCAATTGTAGCAGTTGACGCAAGACCGATAGATGGATTTGTTTCTGTAATTATATCGGTAGCAATTAAATTCGAGGCAGTTCCGTTTTCTAATGCTTCTAGTTTTATTGTAGCCGTACCGCTTGATATTGTAGCAAGTTCAGTAATTTGATAAGTAAAATTACCTCTAGTGTATAACTTACCTACTGGAATTTGCGTTCCATTTGTTCCGGTAATTGTTGCAGTGCCTCTCCATTCTTGTGATACATTTGGAAACAAGCCATACTCTTCGCCTCTAGCAAGTAATCCTTCATAATCGGCAGTGGATACAAAAATTTGTCGTCTAGTCCAGTCTATATATTTATAAATGAGATACAAAGCACCTGCGAGAGTCGTCGATATTACACCCCATACCGATACTGGTAACAATGGAGCCGTTTTACTGGTTGCAGCTTCAATATCAGATATTATCTGATTTTTTATTTCTTGTATCGTCGGGATATTAGCCATTTATCATTCTTTTTTCTGATTCAATTTTGTTTTGTTTCCAGTTCAATGAATACGCAATTTCCAATACATTTTCATTTGGTTCTATAATTTTTGCAACAATAACCAAAGTATAATTGTTTTGTATTTCGCAGTCAACTATAATTTCATCGGCAATTTCATTTTCTATTAGCCAATTTAATGCCTCTTGTGTATATCGTATTGCTAGATTTCTTGTATTGCCAGTAATAGGATTTTCAAATAACTTATTTAATCGTGATACTATCCTTGAATTTATTGGATTTAATTCATTGCCCCAGTATGGTTCCGAAAACATAGATATGTAACACGAAGTAAATAATCCATCAATTAATACAAAATCATTTCTATCGTCAAACTGTATCTCGCCTCCGTTTTCAGTTGGTTTTAGATATAAATCACTCATGACACTGTTCCGGTTCCTGTAGTACTACCGATTCCTGTAGATATGTTTACAGATACTGCAATACCGCTATTTATTTGAGCATTTCCAGTAATTTCGTCAATAACTTTATTAGATATTAATTCAGCCAATTTATCTGCATAATCATCATCTGATAATGGACTGGATTTCATAAGTGTATTTAATGCTATAATATCAGTTTTTAAATTTGTTTTTAGTCTTGATTTTGATAATGGCATTTAATATAAAACCTGTCCTATTTTAGTTTTTATTAAATTCAAATTTACTACAGTAGTCGGGTCTGTGGTATGATTAGCTGGACTTCCAAAAGTTTTAAAATCTATTAACTCATCAATTAATTCGTCAAGTATTGATTTTAAAGATTGTAAATTATTTGATAATTTTATCTTACCATTTACGTCCAATATTATTTCAGCCTGCTTTATTAATCCTGTCGGGTCTGTAGAGTATATTTTAGTTTGCCCGGGAATGGCTTCAATATTTACCTTATAATTAAAACTTGCTATTCCTATTGAATATCCACCTTCCGAAGTTCGTGATACTACAATTTCGTCGGAAGGTGTAAGACCCGATACAATTCCAGGAGTCTGGAAAAACTCTACATCGGAAACAAATATTCCACCTTCAATTGTTTTTGCAATTTGAGAATTTCCTTCATTTTTCGCAAATTTTTTAAATGTAGAAATAATAACTTTTATAATATTCATTCTAATGTATTTTTACCTTTCCATACTAGTTTATTGTCAGGTATTTTAAAAAATTTTAAGAATGGATCTTTTAGTAGGGCATTTTGATAAGTTGTAAAAGTATTTATATTTGGTATATTTTTATCAAATGCCTCTTTTAAAGTAAGTTGTATTTCACAAACATATCCATTATTAATATCATAGCTATAATCTATCTGTTTTGTTACAAATTCAGTATCTTTGTAAATCATATTCATAGGAGAGTTTACTGCAATTATCATTCCTGGTTGAATTAATTTATCATTTAATGTCCATGTAGAAAGTGATACGGCAAGAGTAAAGGATTCATTTATAGACTTAGCCATAGCCATTCTTGCTACTTGTGACCTATCTGAATTTACTTCATCGGTTCTTATGTATTTTTGTCCCCTTGTGGGAGATATTCCAGTATCCAATATTGTAGATATGGCATTTTTATCATATCCTATATATCTATAATTTCTTTTACTAATATCATAAGATGCTGAAATTCCTAATACATTTTGCTCACCGTCTTTAATTGTATAACCAGATTTTGTAAAATTTTCTATATTTGCAAATAATATAGTTCCATCAAATTTAGGTATTGCAAATTGACCTTTACTTAATGCTAATTTACTTAATTTATCATAAGCATTTTCTGAATTATCAATTTTAACATTAGTAAATGTATTTGTCGGTTCCTCTCTAACAAATAAAAATCCATTATTTATTGCAATATTAGAAAGTGATGTAATTGCATATTGAGATTTTGTTAAATCACTATCTACCAAAATTCCTGAATCTGACCTACCCTGTATATTTATGTTTGAACCATTATTTGAATATCCTGTTGTAATTTTTTCAATTTTACCTGAAAATATTTTTTTATCATTATAATATATTCCAACCGACTCATTTCCGAATGGAACTATTCTGTTTGCAAGAGTTTTGTTTGGGTAAAATATTGTATCAAAAGAAAAAGCTGCACAGGCAGAGTCAATAGAGTATGATATTTTAAGGGATAAAAATTCAGTAAATTCATTTCCCCCTACATACATAAGTAATGGAGATTTTTCTTTTCCTAGCTTAAAAAATTTTTTTACATCTATATTATCTATACCGTTTTCTATGAAACTATAATTAAAATTTTTTAATTCATTATTTGCATTATTTAAGTTATCTAAAAAAGACATTAGTAATACCTAACCTCTGTATTTTTTGGAATTACTAATATATTATTACTTTGTAAATTATTGTATTGCATAAGTTCATCCAGTCTATCAATTGAGCCGTCAATAGAATATACAAATTCAATAGGAGTAGTATCTTTGGTAAGAAATACTTTTTTTTCAGTAGGTAATTGCAATGATAAATTTAATAAATATCTTTGAGTTGATTCTAAAATTTTATATGTATTATTAATTACATCAAAATCTAAATTTCCATTTTTTGATTTTACTTTATCTATAATAGTTTTTAGTTTTTGGCTAGTATTATATATATTTTCATTTAATAGCAATATATCATTTCTTGAAAATACATTATTTGTTACTGATTTTTCGCACATAGAAACTATACAACCAATAGCTATATATCCATTTACATTTGCTTCAAAATCTGTAATAGTGCCTGTATTTTCAAATTGAGATTCAATAAAATCTATTGTATCTAAATATGATTTTTGAACTTTTACGCCCGATATATCTTCATTTTGTGGTAATCTAAATATATTTAATAATTGTGATACTGCTTCTTGTGGAGTAAAGTTAGGATTACTTGATATGTATTCTTCTAATGCTCTAATTGATTTATTAAATGCGTCTTGATTTTTTCTTCCATTTAATCCAAATTTATCGGCAAAATTATTGCTTACAAAATTATTTCTAGTGTCGTTTTTCCATTTATCTTTTATGCCCGAAATTCTTGATTGTATTCTTAATGTCTCTGATATGGTAGAGCCGACAATCCTTCTTATATTCCTAGCTGCTCTTCTTAATTGTGTTTCAATGGTTATTACGGAATCTATTAATTGAAATACAATATCAATAACTCCCTGAACAATTCCAAGAACGTTTGAAATAAAATCATATATGACCTCAGGAAAGCTTGTTGCGTCGGGAAAATATTCAACAAATTCAATATCAAAAATTGCACGTCCCATATTTTCAACAAAAGATTCTGATTGAGTTATGCTTATCGGTAATACATTGATAGAGCCCCATCTAGGATGATCCAGTATTCCATATCCCTGCTCGTTTAATGCCTTAAAAAATCTATCAGCTTCTAAGTCATAATCCTGACCTTTTACGTAACACCGAATTGGTATTTTTAAATTCCCCATTCCTAAGTCTTGAACATTCGCTTTGTCTTGATAAGGAAATTCATTTATAGCATTTTTACGGGCAATTGAACGTGCCAAATCTTCAAATTCCAAATCGAATGTCTTACGTTTTGGAGATTGATAAGTAAGTATTTCTAATCTATCTATGTAAGACATTAAAAACCTTGATACCCTAAACCACTTTGAAATCCAGCTGGAGCGAATGGATTTACAAATCTTCCTGTATTGATTGTAATATTTGGACTTGTTCCTTTTTGTGATACGTTAGCAAACTGAGGAAGATTCCTGAAGTCAACCACGACATTAGAATTATTATTTCTATTTACTGTCATAATTCCAGAGTTTGCAGATTTAACTCTGTTTTGACTAAGATTAGTTCCTGGAAGGATTCCTGTTCCTGTTTGTGCCTGTAAATTTTCTATACTCGGTAATTCTGGAGGTTTTATTTCCGCCTGAATTGGTTCACCTGTTATTTTCGATTTTACGTATTGATATGCTTTTATTAAACCATAAAGAGCTGCAACGATACCGGCAATCACTAAAACTATTGGAGAAAAACTTGCAAGAAATACAATTCCTGTTAGTGTTATATATCCTACAAGAATTTTTATGACTATATTTAATTCAGTAAACCAATTCCATAGGCTTGATACCCAACCTTCTAATGTTTCTAAATTTTTATATAATAAATATACAGTTGATATTAAAGCTGCAATACTTATAATTACTAAGCCTATTGGATTAGCCAACCAAGCTGCATTTTGTGCAATTATAAGTTTAGTGGTCGCAATTAATCCAACATCTAAAACTGATTGAATGAATGTATATGCAACAACGGCAGATTCGTATAACATTATAGATATTTTAGCTGCTTCAAATGCTAGTTTCATTCCTATTATAACAGGAATTAAACCGGTATCCATACCTATTTTTAATATATCAATAGCTTTATATAATCCGTAAACAAATTGGTCAATACGTGTATTTATTAAATCTTTATTTGCTTCCATCCATGAACTTATTTTATTTGTTACATCCAATAAAACTTGTATTAATTTATTAAGATGAGGCAGTAAAGAATTACCTATATTGATAGCAATTAGATTTATATTATCTTTTAATGTAGAGGACATACCGCTAAAAGTTTTAGAAACTGCATCCATTGAACCTGTTACGCCTTCCATTTTACCAAAAGCTAATATGGCTTTTTGTATTTCTTCGGGAGTATTTTTAACTACTTGATTTATATTTTTAAATGATAGTGTTATTTTATCTCTTTCTTTTTTTCCCTTGATTCCAAATTCCTTCATTCTTTCAAATTCGCCCGTAGTAGCATCAAGTACCGCTTCCGTAAATTGGTCGAATGATTTACCCTGACTGGCCGCAACATCTCCAAAAGCTGTTAGGGTATCCATAGTTGGAATCATTCCTCTATTTGCTAGTTTTATAAAACTTCCAGTCAATTCATTTACTTGATAAGGTGTTTTACTGGCAAATTCTTGAATCATAGCCATAGATTCATTTGCTCTTTTTGTTGCGTATTCTACGGTTGTCATACCTGCTGCAAGTGCATCGGTTGAATTTGTAAATGTAGTTTGTAATACAGTTTGAAATTTTTCAGTTTCAGAAGCTGCTTTTATTATCTCTTTAATTCCAGTATAAACAAGTCCGCCTGCCAATAAATTTTTTAAATTTAAAAATGTAGATTCTGATTTGTTATTTAATTTTTCAACTTCTTGTGACATACGCGATACGCTGTCTTGCATTCTTTTCATTTGTGGAGTCATAAAATCTTGAGCCGTAAATACTGTTGCTAGTGTTGGCTTTGCCATATTTTACCTCCCTTTATTTGCGTATTCTTTTTCAGCTTCTATTAAATCTATACAACCGTCATACCAAAAATTTAATTCAGATATTTTCATATCCCATATTCTAGTAATACATTTGAACCTATCAACAACAAGTAGAATTTTATTTCTATAAGCATTAATAGGTTCTATGCGAAAAAATAAGACAGTGCCTCAATGACTGCAACATCTCTACGTTTTAATCTGTCTAACAATCCATCGGGAATTCCGTTAAAAACCATAACCATTTTCATAGCTAATTTTCTTTGGGTATCGGTTTCAATTTCCATGATTCCTTTAGAGTTTGCTTGTAATTTTGTGCCTCTAGAAATTTCTTTCATTTCGCTTAATGTCGGTTCATAGAATTTAAGTTTATTTAATATTTCTCCATTATCCTTTTTTATAGGTTTTTGTAGTTCATAAATAACCTCACCTTTTGAGTCATCGTAAGACAAATTACCTGATTGAATTACTTCTTTAATAATTTCTTTTACATTTAGACTCGGAATAGAACCATACTCATTTTCAAGTTCTTCTAGTGTAAGTAATGCAATATCTTCGCTTATTTTTTGTTTCATATTTATATTTGCTCAAATCTTTCGGAACGAAATGCAAATTCCATATTTCCATCATTGGTGTTAAAGTTCATATCACCTTCAAATCTTCCATTACCTGAATATGTGATACCACTTGCCAGAGTGACAGATAAATTAAAATTTTCACCTGAATCTACGAGTGCTGAAAGAAATTCATAATCTTTTCTTGTAGCATCAATAGAGATTGAACCTCCGTCAAATCCTCCAAGTGTCCTACGTGATACAGTATGCATTTTTCCGTTTCCAGTAGGAAGGTTTTCATCCTGGAATCCAGAGGACATAATTGTGGGAGCCGAACCACCTACAGGATCAAATTCTCGACCTGCTATTAAATATTGTCTTACATCTCCGCCTCTTGACTTAGCCATTAATTATTCCCTCCTGTATAACTCCATTCGTATCTCACTGCTAAGATTCTTAATCCAGCTGCCATAATATCGGGTATAAAACAATCTATCCTAGTTGCATTGGTAGAATTAATTTCAGTCACTATGTTTTCTACGATATCATCTCTTTGTTTAGAAAGTGCAAAAGGAATCCATAGTTCATCAATTAATTGTATAATATCTTGTTTTACAGTTTTTGGTCGTATTGCATAACTTAAATTTGTGATACTATCATCGTCAACTACAATTGCTTGAGCATATTTTGAACCGTTAAATAGTTGGTCTAGTGAGTAAATTTTAGTTTGCAAATTAGCCATTGTTTCAGCGAATCTCCAGTCTTCAATAGCTGCACCCGCTGAATTTATTGTTCGAGTCGTTACCAAATCCAATATGATACATTCGTTTTCAGGACTGATTTTAAAAGTTGATCCACCTGCTAAAACAATATCGTTTTTTTCAGAGTATGTAAAATTTACAAAATTAGGTTTACATAATACGCCCGCAAGACCGATTTCCTTTACCGGTCTATTTGGTGTAGAGAGTTGAATTCTTGCATAATGACCTGCAATTTCAGCCGCAAGTTCAAAACTAGGAGTATATAGAGTTTCAAAAGTTGGTACCGTACAAATAAACTCAGTATTCAAACTTCCTAAGGCAGTGATATAATCAGATTTATTTTTATTAAATCCTATAAAAGATATAAATGGACGTTTTACGCTAGGCAGTATTCTAGCTTCGCCACTGTTTTTAATAGCAGTCGTGCTTGTAGAATCGTTATACGGGCATACGATAACAGTGTAAAACTTGTCTCCTAAATTTCCTAGAGCCGTTGTCAATACTGGGTTATTAGCTCCGTTAGCCGATTGTGTTACAGAAACTGTAAGACCGGCAGGAGTTGAATCTGTGATACGTGGATTTAAAAATACTTGGTAGTCGTTTCCAAATAAACCGTCATGCCTACAGGTTAGTGTTACGTCCCCGCTGGATGAAGTTGCAGTAAACATACAATCCAAGTCGGCATTTATAGCCGCCGCCAGTGCTGTAGCTATATTTGTAGCAGTAGCTGCGTTTGCTACCGATACGCTTATTATTCTATCACCTATAGAAACTGTAAGGGTTCCATTTGCTGAAGCGGGTCCCGTGATACTAATTTCAGCATCGGCGGGAACGCCACTACCATTATCGGCAAGAGGACAAGTCCATACCTCTACCACTCCACGGGAAGAAAGAAAAACTTTTTCAACTAATCTTGATAAAAGTGATCCTCTTCCATATTTATCCCACGCCTCTTCTTTATTAAAAATTCTTACAGGAATATTGTCAGTAGGAGTTTTACCTGAATTGTATTGACCTAAAATTAAAACAGTTTGAGGAGCTATAAGACTCGCAAAACTTCTCTGAACATTCTTTTCTTCGATAAAAACTCCAGATGCTCTTGAGTTTTGTGATATGCCTTCAAATGTAATCATGTGATACTACTCCTATGTAAAATCATAATTTAAACTTAATTTATTTCCGCCAATTGTAATGTCTGTTAATAATTGCCTTTGTATTTCATACGGTACCCATTCGAGTTCAAGTTCAAAATTCATTTTAGAACCGATTAAAATACTTTGTTGCTCTTGATTCATTTGATTGTAAGACTGAATTCTTGGAAATGTTTTACGAGAAATCTCACCCGCTTCAAAACCAAAATCAGCATTTTGTAATTCGTAAATAGCATTTAAAACTTGTTGTTGTAATACAAGCAATCTTTCTATTGCTCTTTGATCCGCCGTGTATGTATTTATTCCCTGTTCATATTCATATCCTTGCGTAACCAAATCAAGTTCGAAATCACACGAATATACATATCTATTTCTTGACGTTGACCTTCCATCTATATTTGTAAGACTGGGAGGATATACGTTTACTAATGGTAAATCATTAATAGAAAAATCTCTATAAGATTGAAATACTTTAAATCCCAGTTCTGGATTTATGGCATTTTGTGATACTGAATAAGCAATCAAAGTATTTACTAATACTTTGTAAAAATAATGAAAACTACCAATATTAAACTGAGGAGCCGGCATATCGTAAATCTATTTTAGTTTGATTGTCTTTCTTTTCAGAAATCTCAAAAGTTATAATTCCTAAAGTATAATCAGGTTTTGTGTTTATAACTTTTCCAACAATTGAATTTCCTGCAATATCGGTTGTCGATACATCCACTCCGTTTATTAAATTAAAATTTTCTAAACTGGATATTCTTATAGTTATCGATATTCTAGGAATATTTACTATTAAACCGGTTTGAGGATCAGTCATAGCATTGATTCTATGAACTTGACCGTAAACACTTTTAGAGCCTGAATTATCGGTCAATGTAATACTGCGACCAAAATCACTTTCTAATGTAGTTTTTAAATCAGATTCTATTAATGATAAAATTCCACCAGGCATTATTTACGTTTTACGCCTCTTTTTTTGTTTTCAAAAATTGATTCTTTTTCTTGCTCTAATTCAATTTCTTTTTTGCCTATTTGTATTTCGCTTTCATCTTCAATTTTTAATGTCATATCAGGAATATCATCATTTTGCAATACAACGATAGTTCCTTTTTTTATCATTTTTTCAATTGTTTGTTCATCGAACCAACCGACGGGAACCTCGTCCCCGTCTTTAATTTTTTGAAATCCTTTAGCTGAAAAGCATCCTTTGAGAATGTATTTCACTTTATGATCCTTATGTTAGACAATCGGTAATAGTTCCAATTGTATCAATTGCTTTCGGTATAACAATTGGAGCTGATTGAACACCTGCATACATAGTAGAAGGATACATAGTATAGTAAAATGGAACATATGCACCAGCTACAAATTCAGGTAATTCAGGAAGTCCTAAACTTCTGTAGTCTTCTCTAGATTCAACCAATACTTCAGTAGCACCGAAACCTTTAGCAAGCATTGCATTGCTATTCATAAGTATAACAGTTTCAGAATTCATGTAATTCACGGCAGTTCCGGATGAATCTTCATAAAAACCGTCATACGTATATAGGTTAAGCATGAAATCGCCGATTGAAATACGACCCTGAAGAGTTGCACCTAAGACGGTTTCCTCCGGACGCAAAATTCCAGGTTCAATAAATCTTTTGTCAAAAAAGGATTGAACGCTTGTATTTTTTCTGAATGCTACCCAAGCATTTTGAGAAAAAATTGCAGTGTTGGGTTTCACTTTTCCTTTCTTGAAAATTTCAATTGCGAGTGCTTCAATGTCGTCAATAGGAACACCGCTTGCATTGTCCCATTTTGTAGAAGGGACATTATTCAAGCTGGAATCTTTCTTAAAATCAATTGAATCACTATTTTTTAGTGTTACAATTCCAGTTTGCAAAGCCTGAGCTGCTTGTAATTCAATGGCTCTTTTGATTTTTTTTACTTGCTCGGATTGAGCCCGTCCTACGTGATACCCAATTTTAGCAGCTTCGGACATAGCAGGGGAGCGAAAAGCATCCATTCCTGGAACTCTCTTATTAAGCATTGAAGCCGTAATAGGTGTTTGTTCCCAGTAGAGAGGAACTTTATAAGCCTTATTAGTATATTGTCCTACAAAGTTATTATTTCCTACACCACCACCACGAACTACATCGGCTGCAATACGTCGGGTACCTCTTACAACGTCTAATTCGATTTCATCAACAGGGGAAATTATTTCTTCTCTAAAAAGATTAGAAAGAAAATACTGTTCTGGATCACTGGAAACCCCTTCTTCGTAGGCTTCCATCATCGCTCTTTGAAATATATCTGACATTCTTATTTCTCCTTATTGATTGTCATACGCACTCAGGTTTGTTCCTGAGATACATTTAATAGAACCGTAATCACCGCCGACCTGTGCTAAGTGATACCTAAAATTGTTACCATCGACTGAAGTTGAAAGTGTTTCGGAACCCGTAAACACAAGAAACTCTTCTCTTACGTTAGTGTCATACACAACTTCGGAAACAACATCTCCGGCAGTAGCATCGAGAGCGTTAACCATTATGTATTTCGGATATTGAGAACCGTCAACGGCAGTAGATACAGACCTTTTTAGTTTTCCTGAACCAGCCGCAACCGTAATATCAAATCCATCACCGACAATAAAATCGGTTCCTGCATCGGTCAAAGTAAATTCAATTTCACCTGTAAAAACAGACGTTCCTCCAGATCCCTCGCAAGTTCCAAATCCAATTTGTTGACCGTTTGGATTTTTTACAACATAGTCAAAAATATGAGTAGCTGCCCGTACTACACGAACAGTATATACGCCAGCTTTGGCACCGTCCTTTAACGACAAGCTAGTGCAAGTTCCTGTTCCTGTGTTACCTCCAGACTTAGCTGCCGCCGTAATTGCACCGAGTAATACAACTCCCATGACTGCACCTGCGGGAATAACACCACCGGCATCCTGTGCTACGGTTTTCTCAATTTTTTTAGTATATGGACCGAGAATATTAGCTCTGTTATTAATATTTGTTATTACTGGGTTAGCCATTATTTGGAACCTCTCTTGAACATTTTAGAAAATGCTTTATTGATTTCATCCTCATCGGAATCGACTTTTTGTGATACAGGGTCTTTACTTTCTGTCTGTATAACAGGAGGAGTATTAATTTGTTTGTGATCTCTCATTGCTACTAACAATTTAGCTTGGATAGATTCAAATGTATTTCCGTTTTGAATTGCCTCTTCAACAATTTCTTTTACTTTTACATTTTCCTTATCAGCCTCTGCGAAAGATTTAAGAGAATTTACCCTATCTCTTTCCTGTCTTACACCTATCTGTATTGCCTCTGCGAAAATTGCAGGAAATTCAGATTTTAATTTTTCCAAATCCATTTTTTTCCCTTCCTTAGTAGTATTCTCTGATTTTGCAGAGTTTTTAATGGATGACTGTGATATTAATTTTTTGGATTCAATAGTTTGTATTTCGTCTATCATTCCCGCTGAAAGTGCCTGTCTTGCAAGAAATACGCCACCTTTTCCAAAATCAGATTGAACTTTTTGAATTGATACGCCTCTTCCTTCTGCTACCCGTCTTACAAATAGACTTTGTATTTCGTCCAATTGTTTTTGTATTACAGATTTTCCCTCAGGAGTTGAAGGGTCTGGAATTTTGTTTGGAGCATCCGAAGAAGAAATATTTACAGATTCATTGTCAATCGGTATTGTGACTACGGTTCCGATTGAACCGATTAAATTTTGCTCGCTTGTTGCTATGATTTTATCGGCACCAGCTGCAACGTAATACGCCGCCGATGCAAGTTGACCTTCTATTAATACGGTCACGGGTTTATCAATTAGACTGATTGCAACACTTGCATCGTCTGCACCCATTGACATACCACCTGGACTATCCATATGTAACACAAGTTCTTTTACTGTAATATCTCTATCGACTTGATCCGCCATGTCAATAATTTCGGGATATGTCAAAGTAGGAGCGTATCCAAACAACACGTCAAACAGATTTCTTTTAGAATTTAATACGCCTTTTATTTGAGCGTGAGCTATTCCTTTTGAATCGACTTCGTATAATTTTTCAGGTTTTTCATAGCTCATTTTATTAATGGACATTCTATTTTCTGGATTCATATTATAGCTATTTTTATTAAAGTTTTCAAGTTCTTTATTGTATTTTTGAACTTCTAAACTATTCATAAGGAAAAAAATATCCATAGTTTTTTACAGTGTTTGTATTTCACTTTTTGTCAAGTATTTTTTTTGTATTTCAAATATTTGTATCATTATTATCGTCTTGCATATTGTTTATTTCTGGAATAATTGTTTTATTTACTTCATAAAGTTTTTTATTTTCATCTTCTAGTAATGCAATATTTTCATCAAATTCAGTTCCATTATGGTCGAGAGATTCCCTTTCGTGAGTAGTCAATCCGAGTTCAAGATTTTGTTTTCTTGCTTGAGCTGTTTTATTCGGGTCAATGTCAGGTTTTGCAATACCCGCCCAGTCTGTTTTCATCCAGGCATTTCGTATAACTGGAGATTCAAGACCGTTGGCAATTATATTTCCTTTTCGAACTTCTTCCATAAACCACGATTCAAACCATAGTCTATTAAAACCGTTGTTATCTTTTTCCCTTTCAATTTCTAGCATTCTCCATGCCAGTATTAAAGTCGCTCTCGATGCTGAGTAATTTTGGTTAAATGTCATTTCGACCACTTCAACAGGCATTCCCATTGATCCGCCTAAATATTTCATCATTGACCGGGTAAATGCATCAATGTTTACGTTAGGTCTTTTAGTGTCATACGAATGTATTTCTTCATTTGCTTTTAAGTTTTGAATAAAAATTCCAGGCTGAGTAATTTGTGCCTGTTTTGGAGTTTGTTCAACTACGTAATCAGTAGATTGATATTCGGATTTTCGTAATACACCAGTCAATGGTCGAGAACTTGGAGCATTTCCGGGTTTCACCCAAGCTGCAATACTGGCATTTAAGACCGCTGCTTGTAATTCCGCTACCTTATAACCAGTAAGTTTGGATAAGTCATGCAATATGGGAGAAAGTCTTGAAATACCTCTCATTTGACCAGGTTCTTCTCTTTCGAAATAATGAATTACCCATAAATCTCCGTTTGGAGCGTATTTCGGTACTCTGACACCCGAAATGTAATACGATACAACTTTTCCATTCATATCGTATTCAATTCCATCTTTGTATAAATTATTTCGTTTTTGTATCTCGCTTAAATCAATATCCGATGCTTTTCCGAGTTGATCAACATTGTAAAATTGCAAAGTAATTGGTGACATACGATTTGGTGATTCATCTTTTCGTATAACACAAAGTATTTCACCGTCTACTAACATTCTAGTTTTTACAAAATGTTGTATTTGACCTCCCGACCATTGACCGGTTGCATCACACTCTTTAGATTCAAAATATAATTTCCATCTTGCTTCAATGTTTTTTGTAAATTTCCTACGTTCATCACTATCAATTTCATTATTCGGGTCAATTAAAAACCATTCGGGAGTCGATTGCATTCTTAATCCCGTATGTATTGCTAAATCTGCAATACGTCCTACAATTGCCCTTGTTTCTGTAGATTCTAAATGAGATTTTCTTGCTTGCTTTCGTAATTCAGTATAATTTTTTACTAATGTGGTTGTGAATGGCAATCCATCATTGTATTTTTGACCGTACCAACCATAAACAAATCCATTTTGAAAATATCCCATCTGAAATACACCTTCCAATTTTGGTCTATCTCCGCCAATAGGTATAATATCATTTATGGTTTTTTGCTTATTAAAGTATTTTCGTATATTATTTATAAATCCCATATTAATACTGTCTTACAAAATCGACTGCAATTACTCCTTCGCCGTTCAAATTAGCCAATTCAGATTCTAGTTCATCTAGTTCAGCTCTTAATTCTGAAGGTTTTCTGTATTTCATTGTTTGGGTTCCCTGACCTGTATTAATGCTATACATTTCCGTTTTTAGGTATTGAGGATCCGATAATAAAGTATTTATTGCATCAATACGGGCTTGTATTGCAGCTTTTTTGGATTCAATCGACATACAAAATCTTTTTATTTACCTTTTTTTTAATTGTCAAGTATTTTTTTGAGATTCTAAATATCCCCAAAAATCATTCCACTCAATATATTCTAAATTATTACTACTTGCATAATTCCAAGCCAAGTAATACACTGCACCCATAGCATAAATACGACAATCTAAAGCTTCATTTCGTTCGTGAATTTTTTTCCATCGATAAACGGTAGTTCCTCCCGAAGTCACTACTGGTTCTCTGTTTTCACTGAGATACATTTTAAAAATCTTATCGGTGTAATCTACAGGAAAATGACAAAAGCCTCTAGGAATCTCTCCCGTATCTCCGATGGATTTTTGAACGTAACCATAGAATTCCTGTTTGAGTATATCGGTAAATAAATCTATTCTTTCAATTCCGTAAGACGGCACAATTGCAGATTTAAAAATCGGACCTTTTCCTTTTCTACTTGAAACAGAATCTCCCATAACGGCATGAACACCGCCTGCAAACTGAGATACGAAATCGTAAATTATATCTGTTCGAAATCCAGAATCAATAAAACATAAGTCAATAGGATTTCCAGAATATTCAGTATATAAAAATTCTGATAAATTAATATAAGGAGAATTTTCAATCTGCGAAGTGTCTCCGGTAAATACTCTATACTCAATTGAATAGGATTCAAAATTTCTAAGCCATGCCACTACTTCTAATTCTATTCTGTCCTGTTGAATATCCACTCCGCAAGTTATTAATAAAGGATTTATGTTTTCAGGTAAACTTCCGGAACGATATCCACCTTTCCTGAGCATAACTTTTTCATATGGTATTGCGTTTTTTCTATTTTCCCAAGGTACTCCCATGACCGTATTATAAAAAACTTTAATTTTTGAAAAATTACCTTCCGACAAAAACCATTCTTCGCATATTGATTCCCAAGTTCTTAATCCAATACCTGCATACCACGATGGCAAGTAATACGATACGTGATTTTCTTTTTGAGTTTTAGCAGTAGGAATCCATTTTGCTCCATTTTTTGGGTCTAAAAAAAAGTTTTTATCAGAGTTTTTCCAAACTGCATCACAAAAAACACACCGATAGTGAACAGACTCACGAACAAATTTTTCGTTTATTTTATCGTATCTAAGTCCACCTCTACCATTTTCATCGGGAAAAAATGTCATGACCTGCAATTCTTTGCATTTTTTACAGGGAACGTGATACTTTCTTTGGTCTCCCAATTGGTATAATTTCCAAATCCTGGAAGATTCTAATTCGGTTGGAGTTGAACCGTATATTTTTTTACGGGTATCCTCAAATGCATCAAAACGTCTTTCAATAATATCGAGAAAGTCACCTTCTTTTTTTATTTCACCAAAGCTTGCATCTATTTCATCAAATAAACCGTATCTCAGAGATAGATTTCTAAGTTTAGAGCCTGAATTAGGCCCGATAGCCATAAGAAATCCACCAACAAATTCTTTCTTGGATTTTGTGTTACCTGTTTTCTTGTGTTGAAAAGTATCGACCTGAGCAAATATCTTGTCCTGTATTCCGGCGGAGGAAATCATTTTATCAATTCTTAATTCCATATTTGCCTCTGCCATAGCTTGATCCCCGCTTGTGAATATGCTCGGCCCCGGTGACTCGTCGATAATCCATCCGATTAAGTTTTCAACCAAACCAACATTGTAACCAATTTGAGCTCCTTTTAGTATTGCAATGCTTTCTATCTGTGATACTTCCGAAAAGTTATCTATGATTTCCTTAAAATACGGAGTAGGATTCCAGGAAAATTGTCCGGGCATATCGGTTGTTCCAATAGGCATATTTCTTTTAGCAATTGCCCACTCTGAAGGTTTTACGGAAGTAGTTTTTGTAGGAATGTATTTTGTGATACGATTGTTTATAGATTTTTTGCAGTTTTCCAAATATTCCTGTGATACTATTTCTTCCAGATTAATCATTTTCAAATACCTTAGATTTTTCTAATGCTTCGGATACCAATTCTTTCCAAACAAGTTCAAGGTGAACTTTAATTTCCCGTATATCGAAATTGATAGATTGCTTTTCTAGTTCTGATTGTATTATGGCTAGACTTCGAGCCGTTCCCCGTCTGGGTATAGTAAGTAAATTCGCCGAAATAGCTTCCGAAAGTTTAGATAATTTATAATCCACCATTGTTTTCGGTATTAATAAACCTAGCAATTGAGCCCGTTTTGTTTTTACTGCCAGAGCTTGTTCGTTTTTTAATTGTATATCGGCTTGGAGTTTTTGGTCTTCTAAACTTGCATAGGTATTTATTTTTTCGGTCGCTTCTTGTGTTTTTTGTTCCTGCCTAGTTCTATACTCATCCGATGCAAGGTATTTTTTTGTAATACTGTGATCCGTATCAATAAAACCTTCCGAGTTTTCTTTGATTTTCTTCGCCTCTGCCAATCTTCCGACATCTCTACGCGATATGCCAGTCTTTCGAGCAAAAGCATTTTTATTTAATAATGGCATTATATTTCCCCGTTATGAAATACGCCGACCGTGTAACGGCACGACCGGCTAGAACAAAAAATTTACTTATAAGTAAACTTTGCAATACATTTTTAATTTTAAAATCGTAATACATGCAAGAACCATGCCAAAACCGAACAAAAAAAGTGATACAGTCAAAAAACGATCGAGGTTTGAGTCAATC